AAGGGGAAATACCAACTCTTTGCCCATTGGTTTGTCTATGCCAATCTCTTGTTCTATCATCCATAGCAGATACCCATTCTTTTTGTGGTTTCTGTAATCCTAATCTTTTTGCAATTTCTTGATTGCCATAGCTCATTGCTTGATGTGATTCTGTCCTTGCAATAAGTGTTGCTCTTACAGCAGAGAAGGCAGTTGATTTCTTTATGTTCTTTGAAATCTGATTGATTGATAAACCTGTATCTAAACCTAAAGCAATCTCTGCTTGTAGTTTCTTTCGAGTGGTTTGTGTGATGTTTGTCACATTTTGTGCAGTTGCACTAGCAACATATGACAATACGATTGGGTCAATCTCGTTTTCTTGCTTGGTAAGTCTTAGTCTGTGTTGTCTATTGCCAACTGTTACAATTATTTCTCTAGCACTTTGATTGAGAATGTCCAACATGTCTTTGTAAAAGTCATCGTAATATTCTTGTGGTATTTCACCCACCTCTTCATACATACCTTCTGCTAAATCAGAATATTCTTTGAACAACTGTCGTATCCTTCTTCTTAAAGCATTGCTCATGTTAATGAACATTTTAAGCTGTTCTCTGTATTCTTTTCTTCTATTAATCCTTATCCTTGACATCTATCAATCTCAATGTTTCTTCAAGCAATTCTTCTTGTGTACCGAATGTGCCTTCAAACCACTTAGGGTTTAGATGATAAGATTCTAGCGATGTTCTATGATGATGTGGACACAATGGTATAACTTTCATGTGATTTCTTGGCTCACCCATTTTTCTGATGTGGTGTATCTCAGCAGGTGTATTGTAATATCCTAGTCTAATACAAGCGATACATCCTAATTCTTGCACCTTTCTCAGATGCTCTCTTTCAGATTTCTTCATCCTCGACATCTATTAACCACATTTCTTCTACACAAGATTTGAGTATAACAGATATTCCACCAAGTCCTGATTCTTTTGTGATGGCATTTGCTACCTTGTAAGACTTCTTATCTTCTTTGATTAGCCATCCTACAGTACGACATAGCTCAGGTTCACATGAATCAACATTTTCAACCCATCTTGCATCTGCTGTGTGGTCTAGCCAATCTACCATGACTAGGGGATATTCTTTCATACTGTATATTTTTTACCTCTAAAGAAAGCTGAACGATGCAGATTACTTACCTGCACAAGTTCAGGATGAACTGTTTTTTCTTTAGGGTCAATCGTTATCACAGCGAATCCATTGTTCCAATCATTTGCGACATTATCTTCAAGGTAAGGATGATATTGTTCCGATAAGTGTCCTGTTTGTATAGACATTGCTGTCGTAGAATAAGTATTGAAACTTCTAAAATTAAGCTGATGTGTATGTCCTGTAACGATATGTATACCTGCTCTCATGGAGTTTTGATATGCAGTATGGACACCACCTCTCATTCTATGCTTCACTATGACTGTATCATCGACAAGATGCGACATTGCCCACTCCCAATCAGGAAATAGACTTTGTATCTTGAATGCTTCTAAATCTTCAAATGCTCTACCCCAAGACATTGCCATCCTAGATAATCTTGTCTCATGATTACCAAAGGTTGCTATCTGCTTGATAGGATACTTGGCTCTGTCAATAATCTTTTGAATTCTGTTGAGTTGAGCTTGGGAATCATAGATTTCTTTTTGTACAGTTCTTTCTTGTGGTCTTATCTCTGTATGGTATTTTGCAAAAGTAGATAAGATTGATAAGTCCATGATATCACCATTAGCCACAATGAGTTTGAGCTGTCTAGTCTTTACAAGGTCTTTAAGTACATCACACATAATCTTAAACGATACTGTCTCATGTCCTTCAAAATGTGCATCTGAAAACACCAACATACAGTAGGGATGGTCTGTGATTTGTATGTGATTAGTCAATGGTGGTAGGTTGGCTCTTTCTGTCCTGACCACAGTATTCCTGTTATTGTTGTGTGGCAAAAGTCTAATACCTGTCATTTCTTCAGCTTGTGACCTGTAGAAAGACATCGTGCCACTATCTGTTGATAACCCAAGATAAGTGAAGACATCCTTTTGTGACTTCATCTCAGGTAGATTCCATGCTCTGACAATATCGTGAGCAGTAGCCAACGATATGCCTGACCTGTCTGTACTAGGCATGTATACTCCTAGTTAGATTTCAAAGGATGTCCTGATGGTAGAAGGTCTAAGTCAAACTTGCCACTTCGGAACTTCCCTGTTCTAACTGCAACTAAAAAAGCATTAACTCTAGCATATGCCCATCTGTCCTCTCCACCTCTTGCTCTAACACTTGGTCTGACCGAGCTTGGATTGGTTCTATATGCACCAACACCCCTTCTAAATACAGCTCCAAGCATTCTAAGAGTAACTCTCTTACCTTTCTTATCACCATATTTTTCGTTGTGCTTATCCACTTTACCTTGTAAACCTTTCTTGACCGATGCACTCAATGGTGCTTTGGTTTCTTCTTCCTCATCATCATCGTGATATCTTTTTACATCGATACATGCTTCTGCAATGTATTCAAAGTCATCATCAGACTTTGCTCGTTCTCTCATGATTTGTTCTCTCTTGGTTTTACTCCATGAGAATCCTGCATCACCACCCCACAATGCCCAAGCTATTCTACCTGCTGATGGGTAGCCATCTTCACCTCTTTCGAATCCTTCTGCTTGTTTGTCTACTTCATGCCTAGAGAAGAAAGAATACATTCTAAGCACAGTATTCGGTGATAGTCTTTCTTGTCCTACTAACTGATTGGCTCTTGCAACACCTACTTGTGTGCCACCTCTGCCAAACTCTTTTCTCCATTCAAGACCTCTCTTTGCTTCTTCTGCCATGCCATCACTTGGTGTCAAATCTAAGTCAGATATTGCTTTGTTCGTTGTAAGCTGTCTTTCGTATTCTGCATGAGTACGACAAGGCATATAGACTGTTCTGCCATCTTGTTCATGGCTATGTGTTCCAACACATCCTATCTCATCTGCTCTATCTAGTGCTTCACCTTCTGTTGTAAATGTGTCATATCCTACTTCATCTTTTGTGCCATAGACATCATCGTAACCTTTTTCTGCTTCATCGACTGTTACAGGTTTGGCATTGTCCTCTGATGATGTATCTGCTTCACCTATAGGGAATAAATTGCTTGGTATGTATAGGTCATCACCACCTGATATTTCTTCTAGTCCTAATCTGTCTCTTGCTTCGTTACGAGTAAGGATACCTGCTTGTACACCTGCAACAACATTTTCATAGATTGACTTTCTTTTCTCTACCATTGCCGGTATAGAATCCATGTCATATTGTATTCTGATGTCACCCTCATATAGTGGTGCAAGATATTCGTTTAGGTCTGATTCTACTCTTTTGAGCAATGGTATGACTGTTTCTTCATACAGAGCAAGTTTTGCTGTCTCCATGTTTGAGTATGTTTGACTGTCAGGTATACCAATAAGCTGTGCAGGTACACCGAAACACAAAGCAATCTCTCTTGCTGACAAGTTAAGTAACTCTAAGAAATCCATATCTTTTGGGTTTAGTCCTAGCTGTTGATAAGAGAAGTTACCTTCGAGCAACATTGGTCTGCCTGAGTTATGTGTTCCTTGAAACCTAAACTCTAAGTCTTCTAGCAATCTTGCTCGTTGGTCATCGGTTAATTGTGTAGACATCCCTGTCTCATCTGTGGGTTCAAATTTAAGCATACCACTTGGAGTACACCCATTTTTGAGAAGTGCCACATTATGCATCCCTGCAAGGTTATGTTGGTCAATATTGTATGCACTTGCCATGATTGGTGATAAACCATAGAAGTCATCCAATGGAGACCACAATTTGATTTGTTTGACCTGAGCACCCCCTGTCTTAGGGTCTACAGGGTATTTAGCGACTGTTCTACCTTCGAGCACATATCTGTAGCTTTGTGGTATCATCGATTCCCCTGCATCTATCTCTACCCTGTCAGGTCTGAGAAGATAGAGTTCTCTTGGTGGTGTAAAGGATTCTGTATCTCGGAGTAAGTATGAGTTTCCTGATATCAGCAGGAAGGAGTATAAAGATGCAAAATACTCTACACCTGATTGTAATGGGTTAGGTCTTTCAAGTAATGATATAAGTTCGTGGTTATCTAGCTTTATGTCATCATCGAAGACATCAATTTTGACTGCTGATGCTGAGTTAGAGATTAGCTGTATGCATCTGTGTACAATGGCATTTTCTTGGTAGCCATCCTTTGCATAGTCTTTGTATCTTCGATTAGTCTTGGATGAATAAGCATTGAGCTTATTGAACATAACTTTTGGTGCTTCTTTTCTCTGTGTTGGCTCATTTTCTTTTTTAAAAAACTTATCGAATAATCCCATGTTTA